CAATTAAATATATGCCTTCGGCGGCGTGCAGAGAAAATGGTTACACATAGATAGCCTGCGGATGCTAATGGTCAGGTTTTCCTGACCCTCTATCCGATGAATTAATCGGAGCAACCGAAAAGCTGAGCGCTGAAAGTTGAAATCTAAATCTCATCAACTATGAAAGCGCAACGCTAAAAGCTCTATGAAACCCGCCAACTACTCGGTTGTGTCAGAGATGGCACAAACATCACCGTAATCGTGATGATCTCGGAGAGGCGGCTGCAGTTTGGAGGCAAACATTAGGCATCATTTGATGCAACTCTTCTCCTTTCTACGGGGTGCTGGCGTGGGGCCAGCACCCCAAAGGGAAGGGCAAGGCGAAAGGATAAGCGATGGAAACACACGAATATAAATGCCCACACTGCTACGACAAGGGCTATATCGAATGGTATGACCGCGTGACCTTGACGGCTGGTACACCTACCGTGCGCCCTGCTCTTCATGCCAGCCTGACAAGGCGCAGCATGACCGCCTGGTGGACTTTGACGCACACGATAAACTGGGAACGCTATCACGTGAACCCGGCGCTGATGGGCATTTCAACACGGGCAACAGTATTGGCAGCAATATTTGACAACGGCCTTATCGAAGGCAATGTTTTCTCCTCCACGAATGGGCGCTGGTCCGCATAGCCAGCGCCCGGAAGGGTTAAAGCGCACATGACAATCTGGCAATTTGCATCAATTCTGTTTGTGGCTGCGGGTGTGTACCTGGTCTTATCCTGTTTTATAGGCGACGACTGCGATCAATGACATCCACCGATATAGACGTGCGCTATCCAGTTATTGAGGCGTTTTACTGTCCGGCGTGCGGCAAGCGGATTGGCGATGCTGTAAACGTGAACGGCGACACGTGGATCCGTGAAGTGATAGAGCGTGATGGCGTGATGGTGCGTTCGGCGTGGCTGCACCGGAACACGGTCAGCACCTGCCCGCACTGCCGAATGCTGATAAAATATAGATCACCGAAAGGAAGGATGTGATGGAAGAAAATTCCGTAATCGAAAAGATTAGGATCCGGGTGGCTGATAGACTTGGTGGCGATGCAATGGATTTGGAAGTGACTTCTGGCATATATAACGAAGTCCGATTTTATGCAAACGTTTATGTGTCAGAGATCATCATTATCAAGCCCGCTTCAAAGCGTGATATGCTGAAGCTGGCAATGCCGAAATTTATCCAGCGACTATTTCCGCCAAAGACTGTAGAGGTGAGGCACATAGTGTCATATCCTGCGCTCAAGTCTGACTTCAGAAAAGAAAAACTTGTCGTTCCTGTTCACTACACACAAGAAATGATCGATTATCCGAATCAACTTATTGATTGGTTCATTGAGGCGGGTTCGAAAGGGCTGAAAAGAATCTATATGAATAGAACGTTCAGGGGATGGTAGTACCGAAAGGAAGGATACGATGATTGAAGTAGGTGACTTGAAAATGTCGTATCATAATGAGGCAGGTAACATGATAACATTTAGATGTCCGAAATGCCACGAAGAAATTGATATTGCCGAAAGTGGTTGGTGGCGCACTGTATGCTCGTGCGGCTATCGCTGGCATTTGGTATGTTACGCCTACACAAAGGATGATGAAAGCGAGGAATAATGTTCAAAGTCATAAAAGTGATAATTGAAGGTGAGATGCCAGAAAAGTGCTTGGATTGCAAGTTTGGTGAAGTGGAAAGCCATGACCACAATAACGATTTAGAGTTTGTTTATTACGATTATTGTATTGTCGCAGGGAAAGACAATCATGACCGCACAAAGCGCCCCGTTTGGTGCCCGTTGGTGACGCTCAATAATTTACTCTATGAATTGGATTGGGCTGGTGACGACTAATATTTTAAGATTATTTGCTTGACAAGCATTACACAAACATGATACACTATTTGTGACAACTGAGAAGGCTGGCCACTCCATCGGGGTGGAAACCTGGGGCGGGTGACTACTCCCGCATTACTGGACGGCATAACAGCAGGATAAAACAGATTCCTTGGCTCCGGCCAGTCAATCAGTTACACTATTTGTGACGGAAAATTCGGTCCCGTCATATGCCGAACCTGACCGCTCGGCTGCGCGCAAATTCTATGCGCGTGGTCGGGCATATTTTAATTAATCATCATGGAGGTTGATATGGTATTAGATTTGACGGGTGCATTGGTTGCAGGGATTCCGCTCATGCTGGTCGTGATCGGGTTAGTGCAATACGTGAAAGAGAAATTGGGCTGGGGCGGTGTGGGGGTTGAGATATTCGCCATCTGTCTTGGATTGGTGTTTGGCTTTGGTTATCACGTGTACCAGGCGGCAGAGATTGTCTGGTCCTTCAACTTTATATTTGAGGGCGTGATCTTCGGGCTTGCTGTCGGGCTGGTTGCAACGGGCATTTACAAGGCTTACCATCAGGAAGGATAGCATCATGGACTGGACTGCCATCATTATCGCGGTTATGGGGGCATTTGGAGCAGGCGGTCTGGGTGCGGCTATTGTGGGCTGGATCGCTGATCGTGAGGGTAAGAGAGCGGATGCCGTTGCAAAGTTATCGGCGGTGTACGAAAAACGCTTGGGTGCATTATCTGATCGGGCTGAATCGCTTGAGAAAAAAGTGGAACGTCTCGAAGGTGTAATTGACAATCTCAAAGTGGAACTTGATGGGCGGGAAGACATGATTGAAGCCTTGCAGCGTGAGAACACCGAACTAAAAGACGAAATCAAGAAACTGAAAACAGAGAACACCTGCAAGGACAAGAAGATTGCCAAACTTGAGCAGCAGGTTGCCGAACTGACAGAGCGGATTGATGCCATGAATGGGAAAGACGATGGATAGCCTTCGTGTTTTGATTAACGGCATGGCAGAGCTTGAGCGGCGCTTTCGTGCGCTCGAGAAGCGGTTCGGCAAACTGGATGAACGGGTGTGTGTGATTGAAGAAAACACGTGCAATCACGAGAGTAGGTTAGAAGACCTTGAAAAGTGGCAAGAGAAGGTGGATGACCAGATTGACGGATACTAGTAAGGCACAGGTGACTGACATGATCTTCTATCCGGATCGCACCGTCCTAGTGTTTGACGATGGGCGTGAGGAAACGATTGAGCGTGACGGGATTGTCTATGTGCAGGAAGTGGAACAGCAGAATTGACCGCGCCTGAACCGCTTGCGATGTTTGAGGCTGAGATAGTGCGTGTCAAGACGATGGCTGATGGTTCACCCCGTTTTGAACTGGGGGCCGGCGAGGATGCGAACGTGTTTTTGTCGCGTCTGGCAGATGCACAGGCTGGTAATCGGTTGGTGCAGGTGATTATTTACGATTATGAGGATTGGCAGAGGTTGGAAAGGGAATAGTACACAAGTGTCTGGCTAAAGTACAAAAATGACAGAAATTAATACAATTTTTGACGGTTTAGATAGCAGAGAGGTTGATTATGTGCAGGCGCGTGCCAATGCCGTGAGTGATGCAGAGGCGTTGCGGGTGTGTGGCTTTTCGCGTGGTTGGCTGAATAGTCACGATAAAGACGATCTGAATGACCGTGCTATGGCGTTCAAGACTGACAATGTTCTGAAGGCGCAGATTATTCTTGACCAGGCTGTGGAGCTTGCGGCAAAGATAAAGGTTGAGGGATTGCAATCAAGAAACGAGCGAATCAAACAGGATAGCTCATCCGAGATTATGGATCGTAGAATGGGCAAGCCCACGCAGAACGTGAACCAAAAGACGGAGCATAGCGGTTCGCTTGACATCGTCTTTGGTGAGCCGATACCGAAGCGGATGAAGGATGAGGATTAGTGCGAACCTCACGTGGTCGCAAGCCGAGATCCACGATTGCGGGAGCCGCTTTCGTGTTGTGGCTTGTGGCAGGCGTTTTGGTAAGACATATTTGGGAGGCTTGGAGTGTTTCGAGGTGGCAATCAAGGGCGGGCGTGCCTGGTGGATTGCACCGACCTACAAGATGGCAGAGGTTGGATGGCGACCGATGGTGAAGACGGCTATGCAGATTGAGGGCGTTGATGTTCGCCTTGCGGATCGGCTGTTGACGTTTCCAGGTGGTGGCACGATCAGCATTCGATCTGCAGAAGATCCTGACAAGCTGCGAGGTGAGAGCCTTGACCTTGTGGTGTTCGATGAAGCCGCTTACACGAAGAAAGAAGCCTGGACGCACGCTATCCGACCAACACTAACGGATCGTGAGGGCAGGGCGTTGTTCTTCAGCACACCACGAGGGCACAACTGGTTCTGGGAGCTATACCAGTATGGCGTCAGAGGTGAGGATGGCTGGCAGTCGTTTCACTATCCGACGCTTGACAATCCGCTGATGCCTGAAGACGAGATCGAAGCGGCGCAAGGGCTGTTACCTGAAATCATATTCAGACAGGAGTATCTCGCCGAATTTATCGATGACCAGGGCGGGGTATTTCGCAGGGTGCAAGAGGCGGCGGTGCTTGAGCCTACCGAACCCGTTGCTGGCAGGCAGTACATTGCCGGCGTGGACGTGGCAGCGAGCGTAGACTATACCGTTGTGACAGTGATGGATGTTGAGAGCAAGGAAATGGTGTACATGGATCGGTTCAATCGTGTGGATTATCCTGTGCTGATTGACAGGCTTGCGGCGGTGTATGATCGCTGGCACCTGGACACGATGATCATCGAAGCCAACAGCATCGGCAAGCCTGTGATCGATCATCTGATTGAGCGCAATCTGGCGATTGTTCCGTTCAACACCACTAATGCCACGAAGCAATCCATTATCCAGGGACTGCAATCGGCGTTTGAGCACGGGAGCATCAAGATACTGAACGATCCGATATTGATAGGCGAGCTGTTGTCATTCGAGAGCAAGCGCAACGCAAGCGGGTCCTTCAGCTACAGCGCGCCTGACGGGATGCACGATGATTGTGTGATGAGTCTGGCTATTGCATGGGACGGGATTAACAACAAGCGCAGTGTGATCCTGTTTGGAGCGTAGGAGAGAACTTATGGCGAACTTTAAAGCAATTACCGAGATACCGAGTTGGTTTGACAGGCTGGCAAGCAGCGATGGCGTTCCTGATAACAACGCCACGTTATATGGGAGAGTGCCCTATCTGTTCAGGGTGATCCAGCTGCGGTGTGACACGCTTGCGGGAGTGCCTGTGAAGGTGTACCGGCTGGATGATGAAGACGAGGTTGATGAGCAGGAGTGGCCGTTCCCGACACCGCTTGAGCGGTTGTTGTGGCAGTGGGAGGCAGGATCGCTGTTATCCGGTGCGGCGTATGGTGAGATCGTGCGCAATAATTCGGGCTATCAGAAGGATGTGCAATATCGCAATCCGTTCGGTATGCATGTGGACTATCGGGATGGCGTGATCACCATCAAGCAAAATCAGTCCGGTGCAATCTGGGAAAACAACATCTTCACCGGCAACTATGAGATGGTGTACATGGCAGAATACGATCCTGGTCAGGACATCTTGCCAGGCGTTGCACCAGCTGCGACCGCCAACATGGACGTGAAATTGCTATATGCTTTGGCGAAGTTTCCAGAGATGTACTTTGAGGGCGGGGCAATGCCCGTTACCTTGCTGGGGATTGATACCACAGACAAGAACGAAATCAGCAGGGTGGAGCAGTGGTTCAAGCGCAGTGCAACGACAATCAAGAACGCCTTCAGAGTGTTGGGCATCCGGGCGGGTTCAATCACGCCTACCACGTTGACGCCGCTGCTGAAGGATCTGACAATGCCAGAACTGAACGCAGAGGCGAAGCACAACATAGCAACGGCATTCAGCATTCCGAGAACGATGTTGGATAGTCAGGCGGCGAACTATGCAACGGCTGTTGAAGAGCGCAAGTCGTTCTATGAGGACACGATCAAGCCAAGAGCGCACAGATATGAGAGCGCGCTGAATGAACAATTATTAGCGCGTGAGGGCTTGCGGATAGAATTTGCCTTCAATGAACTGGAATTGTTCCAGGAGGATGAGAGCGAGCGTGCGGATTTACTGCTGAAGCTGACACAGGCTGGCTTACCAATTGAGGTTGCGCTTGAGCAGGCAGGGTATAAGCTATCAGAGGAACAGATTGCGCAATTATCGGTGCACCAGGATGAGTTAGACGAAGCGAGAGAGATTGTGCGTTATGCCAGTCCGCTTGAGGATGAACTTGGCAAGTGGCAGCGGTTCGCAGAAAAGCGGATCGCAGAAGGCAAGGCGTTGCGTGAGTTTGAGAGCGAGATCATCCCGGCAGGATTACATGGTGCGATATCGGGAGCTTTGGAAGGCGTGACGAAAGTTGAGGATGTCAAGCGAGTGTTTGAAGGCGTGATTGCATGGGAAGGATATCCATAGATGGACATAATCAATCGTGACGAGATAGAGCGAAGGTTTGCCCGTGTTCTGGGGCGTGATTTGCGCGCAGAACTTGACAGGCTGATGGGCTATCTGGGCGATCCGCCTGCGCTGGCGAATGTGCCGAACGCATACTGGCAGAACGGATGGCGTGACATTCAGAAGGATGTCGAGCCGATCCTGGTGGATATCTATTTGCGTCAGGCAGAAGCGCAGATGAACGAACTGGGTATTGGCGTGGATTGGGACATGGTCAACACAAACGCATCACGCTGGGCTGGCAAGCATACCGAGGATATGTTATCAGAATTGTTTGAAAAGCGCTATGAGCACCTGAACGAAACGCTGCCGAGATTCTATCAGGAAGGCTGGAACTTGAGTGACCTGCAGACGGAACTTGAGAAGTGGTATTCCCCTGTACGAGCCGAGATGATATCCGTCACCGAAACGACACGGGCGGCGGCTGAAGGTGAACGGGCGTTTGCAGAACAGATGGAAAGAGAGCTGGGCGTGCAATTGATACCGATCTGGCAGACCAGCAATGATGAGATTGTCAGGCGATGCCCGATCTGCTGGCCAAAGCACGGCAAGCCCATCACGGACGGCAATTATCCACCGGCGCATCCACGCTGCCGCTGTTGGGTGACGTACAGAGTGCCGAAGGAGCAATCATGACCAGTATACGGCTTGAGGGCAGTGAAGAGTTGATTAAGAAACTGCAATCGCTTGAGGATATGAAGCGGGTCAAGGCGGGCGTGGTGAATGCTGCCGAAACGCTACGGGACAAGGTGAAGGAATACCCTCCACAATCCAGCAGACCTAACCCGATGCTGAAGGTGAATGACAAAATGCGGCGTGGGTTCTTTGCCAAACTGAAGGCTGGCGAGATAGAAGTGCCTTATCGGCGAGGGCAGTCACCAGGCAGCAAGAAACTGGGGCAGTCGTGGAATATAGAACGAAAGAACTATGGCTTCAAGGCAATCATTGGCACAAAGGTAAGTTATGCAAGGCTTGTACAGGATAGCGCACAGCAAACCAGTTATCACAGGCAAACGGGCTGGATCACCACGAAGCAAGCGGTGATGTTATACGGCGATGAGGCAATGCAATACATAAGGGACGCATTCAAGAGCGAGGTGAACAGTGGATAAGTTGAGAATCAAGATACAGGTACCAGAGGGCATGATAGACAGGGATGTCACGTCAGAGAAGCGCATCAAGACAGATGCAGATTATACCGATGTGGGCTGGCGTATTCTGGGCGTGCCATTTGGCGGTCCGATCAAAGGGCGTGATCTGGATGGTGAAGCCTTCCATGAGGACACGGACATCTGGCTGAAAGTGGGTGACCAGGTGAACATCACCTACTATCATGGTTATGGACCTGATAAGCCTGACGAGAGGCAGGTGCCGCCTGTTGTGATTGGACGTGCAACCTATGTGGGCACGGATAAGCGAGGGCACTGGTTCGATCCGATGCTGGACTATGAAGAGCCGTTAGCGCAGAGGACGATCCTGGCAGGCACTGACAAGCTGAAGGCATCCAGTGGCGCAATCAGTCATCTTGTGCGCATGGGCAAAGGCGGCTTGATTGACGTGTGGCCTGTGGGTGAGCTGGCGATATTTGACACGAACGAATGGCGATTACCAGCGAATGACTTCGCTGTTATCGAATCAAAGTCTGTGAGCGTCACAGAGATGGTCCCGGAGGCTTCGGAGGAAGCGGCGGACGTAGTTGATGCAACGGATGGCGAAATCAAAACAACACAAACGATTATTCCTGAGGAGGAATTAGAAATGACTGATGAGATTTTAGAACCTATTGTTGAGCAAGAACCTGCCCCGCAGGTTGACATCAAGTCCGAATTGGACGAGATGAAGAAATCAATCCTTGACGAGCTGAAGGCGATGCCAGGACAAATCAAGGGCAAAGTGACCGCACCCGCTGTTGTGGCTTCTGTTGGTGAAAAAGACGAGATGAAGGGCTTCATGCACTACATCCGCACCGGGCAGGAAAACAGTGTGATGAAATCGCTGAAGACTTCCAATGATACCGACATGAATATCACCACAGCGGCTGATGGGCAGTATCTGGTCCCGACTGGACACTACCAGAATGTGATTGCACGGCGTGACGAATCCGCCCTATTCACAAAGCTGGGTGTGACTGAAATTCCAGGCGTTGGTACAACCGTGAATGTCCCCTACGACAATGAGGCTGACGGCGAATTTGTGGTTGCAACCGAGACCGCAGAGTTAGACGATGATGCGCCGGCAACCGGACGCAAGCAGCTGACCTTTGCAAAATACGCCAAGATCATCCGCATTTCACACGAACTGTTGCGAGATGAGGATTCACGACTGGAGAGCTTCCTCGCTAACTGGGTAGGGCGTGGCATGGCGAAGACCCATAACGATCTGCTGATTACAGAGGTTGAGAGCTACGGCACGTCATTGAAGACCTTTGCATCGGCGACTGCAGTTGCTATTGGTGAGCTTGAGGACATGATGTTCCAGTCGGATATGGTAAGCTACCTGGACGGCGGATCTGCTAACTGGGTGATGAGCGGTCCTTCCTATGCCAAGATTATTTCGGTGGTTAACGATGCCCGCGTCTACGGGCAAACACCGCAGGGTGTATTCCGCGAGAGCATTCTAGGATATCCAGTTCATTTCACCAACAAGGCTGACACGATTGGAGCAAACAAGAAATCAGTCTTCTTTGGTGACTGGTCACAGGTTGGCGTTCGCAACGGGCAGGGACTGCAATTAATTCGTGATCCCTACACCCGTGCACGTTACGGACAGATTGAGCTGGTTTACCTGTTCGATTGTGTCTACGGTGTTTTGAATGCTGAAGCCATCGGCTTCGGCGTGCATCCTTCGGCATAAGGTGATATAGATGACTAACAGGGTTGCTGCCATAATCACGAACTACAACATGCCGGAACGGACAGATGCGCTTGTGAAATATATCAAGCGTTATGTCAAAGTACCGGTGGACGTGGTCGTGGTTGATAACGGCAGCGACCTTGTAAAGCCATCAAAGTATACAACTGTTCGATTAGAGCAGAACAAACAAACAACCGGCGGCTGGTTGGCGGGGCTGGATTCACTTAACAGACAGTACTTTGGTTACTGGTTCCTGATAACTTCAACAGAGTTTACCAATGAGTCCTATGATCCGTTGATGCCAATGGTAGAAAAACTGAATAACGATAGCCAGGCGGTGGGTGTACACAATGCACTAACAGCAGACAGCACCACCGCCTGGAAACATCTCATCACACGGGGTGGGATTGGCTGCCGACAGACGTGGATGATTGACAACATATCGAGCCTTTACAGAGCGGACTGGTTTGACAGTATTGGCAGGTTTGATGACCAGCTGACGTATGGCTGGGGTGTGGACCTTGAAACAAGCTACATCGCACGCACGCAAGGTAGGACGCTGTGGGTGTGTGAAGATGCAAAGGTCAAGAAGGTAACGGATATTGGCTATGCAATGGATCGGATGAACATGACCGCAGAAACAAGAAGCGTGGTTGCAAGCCGCAATATGGTTGAGGTGCTGACTGAACGTTACGGACCTGAAGCCATCAGCAAGTTGAGAAACGACTACATCGAGGACGGCATGAAATGAACTTGATTGAACGGGTGAATGCCAATATCGAGGGTAGAATGGCGCTATTCGGTGATGGCGAGGCTGAACTATTGATAAAATATGCATCGCTTGAAGGCGACCATGTTGAGATCGGCTGCTTATGGGGTGGCACGGCTGTTCTGGCTGCGCTTGCCAAGATTGAAGCAGGAGTGAAGGGTAAGGTTTATACGATTGATTTTATGACAGGTGGTTACTGGGTACATGGCGATCCATGCGTTAAATCCCGTATTCCGACTTATGAAGATGTGATAAATAATTTGCATAAGTTTGGGGTTGAGGACAGCGTGACAGTCGTGAAGACCAAATCTAATCCATGGCCGCTTGACAAGAAAATAAAGCCCATAACGGTGCTGATTGATGGCGGGCATAGTTATGAAGATTGTTTGATAGATTGGCAGAACGTGAAAGCGCTTGAGCCAGATTATGTTTTGATTCACGATTACAACACAGACAAGCATCCAGGTGTTCAAAGTGTGGTGGATGATGTTATATTCAAGGATACTGATTGGCAGCACATAGAAACCGTTGGCACATTGATAGTATTCAAAAAGGCAAATGGATGACAAAGATAAGCGTGATTGTTCCCACCTATAACAGACCTGCCTTCCTGGAG